TCTGCTAATGGTATTATTGATAATGATATACTCAATATAAATGGTAATGGATTGCATTTTGGTGGTGGTACTACTTTTAGAGTTGGAGTTACAACTTTCAATTCAAATGCAACCGCTGATGTAATCATTGATGATTTAAGAATTTCTGCTGGTGTTGGAACTGCAGGACAAAGATATAACTCTATTGGAATTACAACCTACGCAACTTTCACTCCACCATCTACACAACTTCCAATCACAGGCACACTTTCATCTTATGTTCAACCACCTGGAGATAAGTATGGTGAAATTGGATTAGGAACATCACCAACCTGGAGAGGAACCTCTGGAGTTACAGTTTCTCAACAATCTAGTGGAAATTATCGTGTAAGTTTTGCAAGTTCATACACGAACAGTAATGATTACTTTGTCTTATCACAAGCAATGGATCAAGGTTTTGCATCTTATGTTGGTATTGCCAGATCTATTACTCACGTAGATCTTTCAATCAATAGACAAAGTAATAATGCTGCTGTTGATACTGGATCTCTTGCAGTTCAGATTAAGAATCATATTTAGATTAAATAAATAACAAAAAGATATCCATATTATAAATGGTACAGGGTGTACAGTTTAGAAGAGGAACTACAGCACAACATGCTGTCTTTACAGGACAACCTGGAGAGATCACAGTAAATAGTGATAAAAAAATTGTTGTTGTTCATGATGGATCTGCACTAGGGGGATATGAAACAGTTGGTGCAGGAACCACACAAAGAATTACAAATAAAGATATAAACACAACGGCTCTAAATGCTTCTGGAATTTCTACATTCTCTGCAGCTAGAGCGACTCATCTTAGTATATCTGGTATTAGCACTTTAGGATATACTACTACAACATCTTTAAATTCTCAAAGTATTAATGTATCTGGTATTACTACTTTAGGATTTGTATCAGCAACAACTGCAAATATATCTGGAGTATCTACCTTAGGTAATACTATAGTTGGTGGATCAACTACTGCACTTATAGTTACTGGTAATGCAAGAATTAGTGGTGCAACAACAATCACTGGAAATCTCAATGCACCTGGAAATTATTATGTAAAACTTTCAAGACTTACAAACCAAACTGTAACTAATGGCATTGATACTTTGATTGGATTTTCTGTTGTTTCTGATCCAAACAGTTGGTACAGTGGTATTACAACTCGCACTACCCCAACTGTCGCAGGAACTTATCACGTTGATGCGATGTTACACTGGAATGCAGGATCTATTACAAACAATCAAACAAATATTCAAATCAGAAAGAACGGATCTACATTTGCATTAAGTCAGGTTGGAATACATACCTTTGCTTATACGCAAAATGCTTGTGGAATTGTTACGATGAACGGAACATCAGATTATATTGATTTTACAGCGTTTACAGGAAATACAACCAATCAAGTTGTTACTGGAACCGCTGATGGTGCCTGGACAAAGATGGAGATATTTAAAATTAATTAGATAAAAAATTTTTTTATAAATAAGATTATAATCCATCCACATACCTAAAATGACAAAACAGGTACAGTTTCGTAGAGGCACTACGGCACAACACACAACTTTTACTGGTGCTCTAGCAGAGGTTACTGTTGACACCGATAAAAAGACTTTGATAGTGCATGATGGAACCACTGCTGGTGGAACTGTGATCGCTACCAATGCAACTGCAATTGCTTTTGCAATCGGATTCGGACTCTGATTAATTTATAAATAATCATTAATTACAGAAAGTAGGGAGCACAATGGCAAAAAGACTTAGAAACCTGATTAGTTTTACTCCAGCATCAAACACTGTTGTGATTGATGGATATGTGGATAGAAAAACTTTATTACTGATTACTAATACCTCATATCAGAACACTGTAATCTATAATTTTGCAGATGCTCAGAAGAGAGCAAACACTGTTACGTATAGTTCATCAACAAACAGAACAACTGTTGTTCTGAACACAGATTGTAGTGCGATGAGCACAAGTGATACTCTTCAAATCTTCGTTGAAGAAACTGCTATTATATTCGAACCTAGCGAAACATATACGGATCCTGTTAATAAAATCAGAATGTCTGAGCCTCAGGCATTGATTGATACTGACTTTGAATATGGAACCCAGGCTTCGAAGTGGGAAAGTGTTTTCATGGTTAATAATAGACCTTATTATTATAGTAACTTAGTTAACCTTGTTGGAACTGGAGCAACAGCTGGAACAACTGCAGGTGGAGTTGTCGTTTCTGGTATTACTACACTGACAATGCCAACAGGAAGCAGAAGAGTTACGATTGCTTCTACTACTGCGCTCCCACCAAACGGAACTCCTTTGATTGTTCAGGACGGAAATATCCCTAACGTAAATGGTAACTGGATTATTGAAGATGGTGGTGGAACTGGTATTGCAACCTATACCGCAAAATTCAGAAATGACACTGGTATTGTAACCTGCCTGTCTCTTGCAAGAACTGGTATTTATTCTGGAACAACATTTACTGGAGCAAGAATTGGTATTTCAACTCCACTCTCAATGCCATTGGGTGGATTCTCTACCAGTACTTGGGCTGCTATAATTAACCCAGGTCTTGCTGTTACTGTTACAACCAACGTTCCACATGGACTTGTTGTTGGTAATGAAATTGGTATTACTAGCATCTTCACTGGACAAACTGCTTCACTTGCCATTGGTGCTCAAGGTGGTGTTATTGGACAAGGATCACCAAACGGAACTCATGTTGTAGCAACTGTTGGTTCATCAACACAGTTTACTTATTATGTAAACACTGCTCCCGTTGGACTTGCTACAACTGCATTTAACCAAGCAGCGGTTCATGTAAGACCAAGTGGACAATTATTGCACAGAGCATATGATGGTGGAGTTCTATTTGGAACTTTTGCAACATCAAACTATGAACAAGCGATTCGTCAAACCAGAAGATACTTTAGATATCAGTCTGGAAAAGGAATTCAAATGAGTTCTGGTACGGTTCTGAAACCAAATATTCCTGTTGAAACAATCACGTCTTCAGGAACAACAGTTACTGTCAGAACTAAAGAAGTTCATGGACTTAATAGAGTTATTCCTGGTACACAAATTACGGTGGCTGGATGTGATCAAAGCGCATATAATGGAACATTCGTTGTAGACGCTGTAACACAACCAAACGTATTCACATATACTGCTCTTACAACTCCATCAGCAACCACAGCTACAGGAAATTATGTAATTAATGTCACTTCATGGGCTGGATCTGTTTCAAGACTTGGATTATTTGATTTCCAAAACGGGTGTTTCTTTGAATTTGATGGAACAACTCTATATGTTGTACGTAGACAGTCTATTTTCCAGATTGCAGGAAGAGTCACGATAACTCAAGAGTCTAACCAAATTGTTCAAAGTAATCCAAACTATCCAACATTATTCTCCAAGCAACTAACCATTGGCGGAAATATTGTAATTCGTGGAAAAACCTACAAGGTTACGGATATTCTAAGTGATACTGAAATTAGAATTAATCCATCTTATAGAGGACCTTCTGATCAATATGTCACCGTAACAAGAACTGATGATCTCAGAATTCCTCAGTCCTCTTGGAATCTTGATAAGATGGATGGTACAGGTGCATCTGGATATAATCTAGATCTTTCCAAGATGCAGATGTTCTATATGGACTACTCTTGGTATGGTGCTGGATTCATTCGTTGGGGATTCAGAGGAGAAGGTGGAAACGTCAGGTATTGCCATAAGTTAGTTAACAACAATGTTAACAATGAAGCATACATGAGATCTGGTAACTTACCTGCTCGTTACGAAACACAAACTCACCCACCAACAACAGGACTTACTACCAGCTTAATTTCTACGGATAATTACATTGGTATTGCATCAACAGCTGGATTCCCAGTTCCATCTGGTACAGTTCTTGTACGTAGACCTGGAGATTTCCCAGGAACTGGTGATATCTATGAGTACATCAACTATACTGGTGTTGGAACCACTGCTCTAACTGGATTGAGAAGAGGACAGGCTGGATATCCATTCGGATTAAGCCTTACAATGGGATCTGGTGCAACCGTAGGGGTTGGATCTACTGCTAACCTACAAGTTGGACAGAGAGTTATATCAGGTGTTGGTTCAACTTCGTTTGCACCTAATACGTTCATCACCGCAGTTGGTATTAACTCAATTACCTTCAGTGCTCCTTCTCTTGACATCAACCCAAGCATAATTGTCCCTCCACTGGCAGTTACTGCAGGTGTTGCTGGTGCTCAAACATTCACTCGAACAGATACTAGACCAGTCACTGTTGAACTTGCATATCCTACTTTTGCTCCAACAATTTCTCACTGGGGAACCAGCGTGATTATGGACGGTAGATATGATGATGATAAATCACTCGTGTTCACTTACGGACAATCTAACCCTGTTGCCATCCCTGGAAACTCTGAAAGAGGATTGTTCTCCATTCGCGTATCACCTTCTGTAGACTTAGGTATTCCTGGTTCATTTGGACAAAGAGAACTCGTCAACAGAATGCAATTGGTTATGAGAGGACTTGGAATGTCAGTTACTGGCGTTACAACTGCTATTCTTGTTCGTGGATATCTAAATGCTGTCCCATCATTCCCAACAGTTTGGACAAACGCAGTTGGTAATAGATTCGGAACTGTCAACTCTAGTCTTGCTCAGATTGCTGATCACACAGCACAAGCTGGATATGGTGTAACAATGCTAAATGGTGAGGTTGTTTGTGGATTCTACGTTGGCACTGGTGCTGGTACACTTGATCTTTCTCAAGTTAGAGATCTTGGTAACTCAATTGTTGGTGGAGGTGGAACTTTTGCTAACACTGGAATCTTCCCAGATGGACCTGATACCTTCACAATCACAGCGACAAACCTCTCAGGTATCCCAATTTCCGTTGCTGCACGTTTGTCATGGACTGAGGCACAAGCATAAACTGCTTGACACATATGCTAAACTAAGGAGGAGAAATCCTCCTTTTTTTGTATCTTAATATATACTTTAAGTTTATTAAACTACTATGAAATTTACAGTTTATTCTAAAGATGGTTGTCCCTATTGCAGTAAAATTGAACAAGTTCTGCAGTTAACTAAACTTCAACATGTCGTTTATAAGTTAGGACAAGATTTTTCCCGTGAAGAATTTTATGCTGAGTTTGGGCAAGGATCTACTTTTCCTCAAGTCATTTTAAATGATGAACAACATCTGGGCGGATGCACAGATACAGTACAATATCTTAAAGAACAAAATTTGGTGTAATGGATAACACGTTTCACGAAGTCTACTTTGATGTGGAAAGAGCAATTGATCTTGCTTTTGGTGGACAGTTTGTGCTAAAATTCTATGACTATTTAAAAATTCGTGGAGCTAGAAAATTTGAAGTAGAGGAATTTATTGGAAGTAAAACCGCTGATAATATTAGCAACCTAGTAATGGATCTTGATGAATATCTTGAAGGCGGTTCTGACAATAATCACAAGCAGTTAAGAGAGGCATATGGACATATTCCAAAACCTCAAGCAAGAAAAATAAGGAATTACCTATATGGTATTCTTGAAGATGCCTGGAAATACAATCATGACAAGAGACCAGGAAGAAGAAAAAAGCAAACTAAATAAAAATGAACCCCAAATTAATCGGGGAGTCGAACTATTACTTAGGAATAGGAGGAAGAGAGCGTCACAACCAAAAACTTTTCAAGTGAAGTTTGGTAAAATGATCTCCCTATTTCGTAGAGAGTTTCATTTCTTTATAGAATTTCATTTTGATATTAGAAAAAAGTAAACTCTCTGGAGAAAGAAAAATGTTAGCAGTAGCACTTACCATCGGCACATTAGTCTCAATCATGTTCTTTTTTGTTGGTGGTGTAATAGGATGGATGGCAAAAGAACATTTTTATCAAACTTCGCCAGTATATACCCACCCAGAGATGTTTGACTCGAATGGAAACATCATTCCCGATGAAATTTTAGCAGTACGATTTGAAAATGACTATGACTACGACGACGAAATCGAAGAAGACGACAACTGAGAAACCAATTGAAACTCTTCCTACTAATCCATTTGTTTTTGAAATTTTAGAACTTGCATCGAAGCAAAGATCTAATACAAAAAAGGTGGAAGTTTTAAAAACCTATGATCACAATGCAGTCAAATCAATTTTGATTTGGAATTTTGATGAGTCTATAGTTTCTCTTCTTCCTGAAGGTGAAGTTCCTTATGGTGATCTTAAGGATCAGAATGTTTATTCTGGAACTCTTTCAGATAATCTTTCTAGGGAAGCAAATGGTGGAGAATCTGCAACAGTTCAAGATCTTCAGGGAAGAGGACGAACCTCTTTGCGAAAAGAATATGAAAATCTATATCATTATGTAAAAGGGGGTAATGACAGCCTTTCTTCTATTCGTAGGGAAATGATGTTCATTAATCTTCTTCAGGGACTTCATCCAAAAGAAGCTGAACTTATTTGTTTGGTTAAAGATAAGAAATTAACAACAAAATATAATGTCACATTGAGTGTTGTTCAAGAAGCGTACCCCGATATTCAGTGGGGAGGACGTTCATGACTATAGTTGCGGAGAAAAAGATGAGAAAGGAGAATAAAGAACAAAATACTAATAACCCCTTATCTTATGGATGTGAAATTCTTTTGGAAAAAACTACTTTGCAACAAGCAAAAGATCCATCTTTTCCAACAGATGCCTATTTGGTAACATATGTTTCAGACGGACAAGAATGCCTTGATCTTTGTCGTGGAGGGAAAAGAGTAAGTATTTTTGATTTTTATTATGATAAATATGGATCAGTTAAAAATATTTCTTGGGGATATGGAAAAGTAAACCCCAGAGCATGGGGATATAAAGAACCAGAAAAAAAGAAAAGAAAATGAGTGAAGGTTTTAGTGAAGAAAAAATTGAAGTTGCAATCTATAAAGATGAAGTAAAAAAACTTCTTAAAAAATATAAAAACATAAAAAAATATCAAAGATCTTCTATTTTTGAAGTTAAGACTATGGATGGAACCGAAAATTATGTGAGTAAATTGATTAAAGAAGCTGAGGAGAATCCATAGTCAATGGGAAAACATTATCTTCTAAATTTGTACGGTTGCTCGTTTGTTCTTTTGGATGATGAGCATTATCTTATAGACTTACTAGAAAATGCGGCAGCAGCAAGTGGAGCTACTGTGATTCAAACTATTTCTAAAAAGTTTGATCCGCAGGGAGTTACTGTAATGTGCTTGCTTTCAGAAAGTCACATCAGTATTCATACTTGGCCTGAGGAAGGTAAGGCAGCAGTAGATGTTTATACTTGTGGAGAATGTAATCCAAAGATCGGTTGTGATATTATCATCCAACAACTTTATGCAACAAATCACACGTTAAGTTATATAGAACGGTAGCAAAAGTTACAAAACTTTTATACTAAATATCAACACGTTCATCGCATTATGCGACGGAAGTAAGCCGACGCGGAACGGATCGTTCATTCGCTATTCGCAAATAGCGAACGCAACCGCCGACTGAAGGAACGCTCTTTAACCTAAACAACTAAGGAGAAAACCTAATGTCACAAGTAGTATATCGTGGTGTCCCTTATGACACCGAAATGCGTAAGCAAGAGCAAGCGCAGCAACAACCTCAACAATATGATGCCCAGTATCGTGGAGTAAAGTTTGTTAAGGAGGTTGAGAAAAAATGAAAACTAAAAATAACTGGCAACTTATTTTAATCAAACAACAAAAAGAAAAAGAAAACCGCAAACATCAAGCGAAATTAGCAATGGCAATGCGTTAATAATTGAGGGGTTGACACCCCTCTTTTTTTTATGTAAAATAATTGAAACCTCTCATAACTTATGGATAAAGAAAAACTTAAACTGATCATTAGAAACCTTGAATCTTTAGTTGAGTGTCTAAAATCAGAAGTTTATTCGGATGTGGATTCTTACAAAGTATCTTATGAAGAAGTAGCACCTTACATTGCTGATTACGACGAAGTATTTTACGAAGGAGATGATGATGGATATCCAGACTGAGTTTGAGTTTATGAAACCAGAAGTAAAACTTATTAGTGTTACTCCAGACGCAGAAAAGCATATGGCATACTGTGCTCGTGTCAGTAATCCAGCAAATCAAGAGAGTGATAAGTTCTCTGGATTGCTTAAGTATTGCATCCAACATCAGCACTGGAGCATCTTTGAGCAGGCAACGATGACAGTAGAGATTAATACTACTCGCGGTTTGGCAGCTCAAATTTTGCGGCATAGGAGTTTTACATATCAAGAATTTTCGCAGCGTTATGCTGATACAAATCTTCTGAGTAAAACTATTCCTCTTCCTGAACTTCGCCGTCAGGATACGAAGAATCGTCAGAATAGTATTGACGATATGCCAGACTATTTGAAATTGACTTTGCTGGAGGGCATCAGATCTCATTTTGAGAACGCTCAGAACCTCTACAACCGCCTTCTAGATAAGGGTGTGGCAAAAGAGTGTGCAAGGTTTGTATTGCCCTTAGCGACGCCCACACGCCTCTATATGACTGGCTCTGTGAGGTCATGGGTACATTATATCGATCTACGTTCCGCACACGGTACACAGAAGGAACATATGGAAATTGCAGAAGCAATTCGGTGCATCTTCACTTGTCAGTTTCCTGCTGTTTCTGAAGCACTTGGATGGACTCGTGAAGGATGTTCGGAGTGTGTAGATGCACCTTCTATTCGTATAGACTAAATATTTTTTACATAGAATGGAGAGTTAAAATTGGCGACGTATCCCGTTTACAATAAAGTCACTGGTGAACAGAAAGAAGTGAGCATGAGTGTTCACGACTGGGAACAGTGGAAGAAAGATAATACAGATTGGGATAGAGACTGGTCTGATCCCAGCACCTGTCCTTCATCTGGAGAAGTTGGAGAAATATATGATAGACTTAAGAAGTCTCATCCAGGATGGAACGATGTTCTCCATAAAGCATCAAAAGTCCCAGGATCTAAAGTAAAACCAGTTTGATATGCCTAGAAAAAATACACCCAAAACCCCAGTTCCATTTGGTATGAGCAACAGACAAATGAAGCGAAAAAAACCAATTAATCTTGACATCATGAGGGAGATTGAACCTCTAACTGATAATCAAGAACAATTTTTTAAATCATATAAGCTAGATCAAAACATTGTTGCATATGGTTGTGCAGGCACTGGTAAAACATTCATTGCCTTGTACAATGCACTTAAAGATGTTCTGAGTGAAAGAAGTCAATATGAAAAAATTTATATTGTTCGTTCTCTTGTAGCAACTCGTGAGATTGGTTTTCTTCCTGGAGATCATGAAGA